GATGCAGGCTTAGGAACGATTATTTTGTATGTCTTTGCCATAATTTCTACCTAGAAAGATGGGGGGATTTGACTCCCCCCAAAGTTTGCTCAATTAAGCGTTGTGCTTAACATTTGATTTAGGAGCGACACGAGGTCTGCTCTTTACAATCATTCCGCTAATAGGAGTACCATTAGAGTGAGTACCTGACTTAGCAAGTACCAATCTCACATAGCGTTTCCCACCAACATAGCCAAGCTGCCATTGATCACCTGTGGTGTCAGGGTTACCCCCTGTAGTACCATCAAGCTTCAACCAAATACCACCTGCAGCAATAGTTCCGTTGATAACATCAGCCTGTACACAATCAGTGTAAGTTGAGTCGTCATCAGAATGCTCTAGCGATATTTCAAAGTAAACGGACCCTGAAAGTGTATCACCTTCAGCACCTACGCTTACGATAGCAGTAGCTTCTTCAAAGCCTTTTAGGTCAATACCTGTACCATTAGCGGCAGCAGTTTTGACGGCATTGATAATTGAGTTACCTACAACAATATTATGTGTTAAATCTTGCATAGTTTACTCCTTAAGTTGAACATTTAAGTTTATTGATAGCTTCTTTCTGAATCACTTGACCACCAACACGCTTTCTAGCAATGTATCTAACATTACCAGTTGTAGCTTGTGTGAATGGGTCACGCAATACAGCTAGATTTACTCTATCAACGATCATATAGGCTCGTCTGAAATCACCGAAAGCCACAGGAAAAGCGTTAGCCGCTTCACTTGGCATATCAGTAGCTTCAACATATGGGTGTCCAAGAATGGTGTTAACCATGTTGCCACCTAGCATCATTCCTGTTTGGAACACATACTGACCTGCAGTATCTTTTAATTTTCTGATAGAAGCTAAAGTAGCTCTATTGAAAACGAAAGTACCGTTTCTTGTGTAGTCAGATTTAATGTTGTGTACCAATGAAATGAGTCCATCAGCCGTTATAGCATCAGCAGTTCCTGAATTAACATGTCCTACACCTGAGTGGTCCATGAATCCATGTGGTTTGCCTACTGCGTCACCTGAAACAAATGCAGTTCCTTCAGCTTTTGCAAATTGCTCTGCAAACTCTGATTGCATCTCTGCTTCTAAGTCAAACACTGTATCTTCTAGGTCTTGCTCAGAAATATCTACCAACGCATACATTTCGTGTGCAGGTAGTTCTTCTAAACCGACTGTATATCCAGTAGTTTCACTTCTAGTGCCACTTTCAGCGACCCACTGTGCTGCGAATTGTCCATCTCTTTTTGGGATTTGGATGCTTCTAGCACCTGTGGAACGAACTCTAGCAATACTTCTGATAGGTGAGATTTCAGTTACAGTTTTTAGTAACTCTCTCACATATTCAGGTGGTGCTAAATATCCGCCTGTTGAGTCATTGCTGACAGTTAATGCTTTCTTCTCATCAGGTTGTAGACCTTCCAGTCCTTTCCTGCAATATAGATCAAAAGCGTTGAGATACGAATCAACTTGCTTAGATTCAAAGCCTGAGTCAGGTCTAGTGACCATAGTCTCAATCTTAGAAACTTGCTCCTTGATTTGTTCAGCGTTAGCTTCAGCAGTTGTTAACTTCTGATTCATAGCTTCGTAAGAATCCAATTTGGCTTCTATCTGTGCTAGTTTCTCATCGTTATATGCTGTGCTTTCGCCTTTCTCAATGTTTTCCAGTCTTTCGTCATTAACTTTTTTAAATTCTGCAAAAGTTTGACCTAAGTCTGAAATAGCGTTTTTTATATCTTCCGACATAATTTACTCCTATTAAGATTTTAAGGTTAAAGTTAGTTCTTTGATGGCGTCTACCAGTTCAGCACTTTCATCAACCTCTCGTTGATCAAAACACTTAGTTACTGCTTTTGCAGCAACCTTTGCTTCTGAACGAGATAAGTTGAATGCATCACGCAGTCCGTTCTCCCATTCCCTAATGGAGTACTGTTCACCTTTTACCGATCTGACAGTTGCCTGCGGATTCATCGGGAAAGTTACTAGGGACACTTCCATTAAATCTACTTCTTTGATAATGCGTTTTCCACCACGCTTATCATATGAAACTTCTTTTGGGTTTACTCTAAAGCCTATTGAAAGACCATCTAAAGCACCCATCTTTAATAATTCGTAGGCTTCTGCACCTGCTTGGGTTTTAAGAGCCAATCTGCCCTTTACAACTAAACCGTGTTCATCTTCTTTGATCTCATCAAATACACCAATAGGCATATCTGATTTATGTTGATATAAAAGTTTTACACCTTTAGCTTTTCTTTTGCGTATAGATTTTGTGAATGCACCTTTTTCTATAACATCATTGCCTAAATCTTTGTTACCAAATACTGAGCCGTAGCCCTCAAACTCTCCATACTCTTTATCTTCATCTTCATCTTCGTATGCTTTGAGTTCTGATTTGACTTCTAAAATATCTTTTTGTTCTGTGTCAATATCTTCATCAGTTTCTAGGGGTTCATCAATGTCCTTTTTAGGTTTAGGTTTATATCCTGAAACCTCATCTCCCGTTAACTTGGTATATTCTTCGTGGGTTTTGCATGGCATGAAAACTTTGTTTCCATCTTCGTCGTGTGAATGCGAGCCCACGCATCCAATTTCTCTTGCCCTTGCGTTAGCTTCTATAGGGTTATCAAATACATCTTTGCGTATTTCTTTTTTTATTTCATTCTCTATAGAATCTTCTGCAATAGAATCGTACTCATTGGTACAGACAGCTTGGTTAGAATCGTAAAGTTCGCTCATTACTTGGTGTCTCCAATATTCATTGATACCACATATGGTACTTCAGGCACCAGTCTAGCACAAGATGTGAATAAATATTAAATAATTAAAAAAAAGGGTTGTAAATATAACTATAGTTGTTATAATAACTGTATATTATGATTAACAAGGAAAATAAAATGACAAACTTAAACTTAGATACAACACAAAGCACTGACCAAATGATTGCTTCTGTAATGCCTACACTATTAAATGCTATAAAAGAAAAAGCATTTGTTGATGGTTATAAAGCTACAGATGCAGAAGCTTTAGGCTTAGTGGTTAGCAAATTCACACAATGGGATGCAGGTTCTATACTAGCTGTTACTAGCGAAGCCTTAGAAGATGCAAACTTTGATGATCTTGCACAACAAGTAGATATGCTAAAAAGATAAGCATGAATATATTTGCAGTACACAAATGCCCTACTGAATCAGCTAGGGCATTACCCGACAAGCTTGTTGTAAAGATGCCATTAGAAACAGCACAGATGCTTTCAACGGCTCATAGAATATTATCTCCACATAACTATTGTGAGATCAAAGGTCTATATAAACCTGCTTTTGTTAATCACCCTTGCACTATATGGACGAGAGAAACTCACGAAAACTATAGATGGGTCTTAGAACATTTTGTTTCTTTGTGTGAGGAGTACCATAACCGCTATGGTAAATATCATGCTTGTTGGACAAAGTTATGGGATGGTCTTGCAGAGTTTCCTATGGATATAAAAGAAGGTGAACTTACTAAGTTCGCACAAGCTATGCCCGACCAATATAAATCTGATAACCATATATGGTCATATAGAAAGTATATGATTAATGAAAAACATTATGCTAAGTGGGAAAAGGGAACAAGCAAGCCTACTTGGTGGAGAAAATAATAATGCTACAATAAAATTTTGGCACTGACTAAAGGGTTAATTGCACTGGTGCTAGTGATGGTGTTACAAAAATGGTGGTAGGTTCTTTTAGTTATAGTGTCTCCTGTAAACCTACTACCAACACTAGCTAACTATATCTCTCTCGTCTACATAGACAATTACACACCTACAATTTACTACATTTTTTGCACCACCCTTTGAATCTCCTGCAAATTCCATTTCAGCACCACCCACTAAGAAGCTTTCGTCTATATCTACAGTTTGACCATTTGCACTTGCATGAGTAGGTCTTGTTCTAGCATCGCCTGTTGAAACCCATCTTTTTAACATCTTATTACCCAAATTTCTTTGTGCTTGTAAGTGATACGAATGATTTGAAAAACCTGCGGCATTGTGTGTTTCTGTCCTTGAAATAAGTGCGGCACGGCTTCGGCTAATTGGCAAAAACTTGTCTGATACCATTTTAGCTATCTGTGGCAATGTCAGATTGTCTGCTCTCCCTTGTTCTATTAGTACACTTATTCTGTTAGCTATTCTTTCTGTGATGCCACTTAAGATGAGCTGTCTTGTTGTAAAATAAGTGTTTACTACTTGTTCAAAGTCTGTGCTTCTACCGAACACAAAGGCTTCCTGCTTCTTGTTATAGTATTTATCCTCATTCATTTTATAGATGGTCAGAAACACTCTCCTGTAGTGTGAGAGCATTAAGGGAAAGAAGTCTTCCTGCAATGTTCTTTCAGCTATTGCGGGTTGGTATATGCCGTACTCTTTATATAAATGCATTTGCACTCTTACAAACTTTCTGAATAAAGTGTTTACATTTTTAAAGAATCTTTTTTCTAAGTTGTTGCGTATTGCTAATTGTTTTCTAACCTCAGACCTTGCATTGACTCTGCCTTGTCTAAAAGAATGAATCTTTTTGCGATTGGGTGCCTGATTCAAACGCATACTCCTATCATCGCAAGAATCAGGTCTTACTACTTAACGGGTGTCCTTTTGGGAAAAGATCGGTGTCATGTTTACCACCACTGAATCTTCCACTGGATAAGGCTCTTAAAAAACTATTGACTCTTGCATATGCCCATTGATCTGGTCCAGTTACATTAGGTCTTACAGATTGTGGGTTAGTTCTATATGCACCTACACCTCTACGAAATACAGCTTCTAACATTCTTAGTGTTGCTCTTTTTGTAGGTTTATCACCATGCTTTTCATTGTGCTTATCTACTTTCTTTTGTAGACCTTCTTTAACTTTGCCACTCAGTGCCTTTTCATCTTCAACAAAACCAATATGTTCTTCAAGTTCAAACTCTTTTGATTCTTCTCTTTCTATTTGGTTTCTTACTTTTCTTGACCATGAAAAACCTGCGTCCCCTCCCCACAATGCCCATGCAATTCTACCTGCACTTGGATAGCCTTTTTCACCCTGCTTGAAACCTTGTCCCTGTTTGTCTACCTCATGTCTTGAAAAGAAACTAAACATTCTTTTAACTGTAGACACAGAAAGCCTTTCTTTGTTCATTAATTGGTTTGCCCTTGCGACCCCAACACTTGTACCACCACGCTTATATTTCCTTCTCCACTCTAACCCTCTTGCCGCTTCTTCTGCCATAGAATTTGTAGGTACTGTATTAATATCTGATAAAGCCTTTTCTTCTTGTAACAAGAATGCTATTTCTTTATCTATATCCTCATCTTCATCATCTCTGTCATCATAGTCATCAACATCTTCTTCGTTGACAGGATTTTCAGGTTTCTCAACTTCTCCATCAGTAAGTGGGAACAATGTAGCTGATATGTAAAGATCGTCTGCACCATCTAAAGGTTCTAAGCCTAATTGT